CCTGGCCGAGCGCCGCCGCCGAGCAAGCCGCCAGCAGCGCAGCCCATTTCAGACCGTTACGAAACCACGCATAGAGCATCGATCCTGTCATCTGGAACCCCCGATTCAGTTGTAAAATTCAGCGTTGCCACGTTGCCCACTGCGGTATAGCTCAGAGTTGGCGCCGCAGCTCCGGCCGGCAGGGCCGAGCCGTTATAAAACAGCATCACGATCGCGCCTGGAGCCGTGTAGACTGAGCCCGGCACGGCACCTGCGCATGGCCGATACTTCATCTGCGGGATTGGCGGCAGAGATCCGCCCGGCAAGATCTGTATAGCGGTCGACAGATCCACCGTCGCCGTTCCGTTAAATTGGTAGTTTCCGCTCTGGATCGCATTGCCTTCTTCGTCCAGCACGGTGATGCAATAAAACGTTCCCGCCGGCGTGATCTGATCGTTTCCCCAAAGCGCGATCGAGATCGCCGTGTCGCCAACCTGGGGCCCCACGGTCTCAGGGATGCCCGCATTGGCAACCATGCCCGCGCCGGCCACGGCTGGCAGAGCTGGGCCAAAGCCGCAAAGGGTAATCTGCAAGCTTCCAGCCAGGCTCACACCGGCAAGGATGCTCTTCAGATCTGCTGTGAGCGTGATTTGCGGTGTCGTCGCCATCGGGCTAATCCCTCGTTTCCTTTGCTTTTCATGTGCAACTCATGTGCGAATCACTTGAAAAACCATACCGGTCCCACATGCGCCACGCGCGGATGCTCGTCAGGCTGAGCGATGATCTCGTTCTCAAACCAGCGCGCCACGGCAAAATCCTGATCGACATAAAACAGCGCGCCTCCGGTCAGGTCTTCCTCGGTTCCAGTCCAGATCCCATCCATGCGGCTCAAAAAGCTGCGGATATTTCCCGTCCGATAGTCCACAATCGCCGGCGGGTAAAAGCTGGCTCGCTTGGCTGGTGCGGTCATGGCCACATCCAGCCAGTCTCCCCAGCCGGCCATTACGCGGTTGCGCAGCACCATGGCCACGGCCAGCATGTTGTTCACGCCACCATGGCGCGCGGCCTCTTCGATCGCAAAGCGGGCCACCTGGCCGCGAGTGTAGGTTTCAAGGTTCATAGTGCCTTTCCGATTTTGAGCTGCCTGTATGCCTTGAGCTGCTGCCGGTAAAAACTCCCAGCCTCGCCGAGCGGCGGCCCAAAAGCACGATCCACTTCCTCTTCGGTCAAGATCTCGGCCACGATCAAGACAAGCATCGCCGTGCGCCAGCCGCGATACTTTTCCTTGGTCGCCACGCCGCGCTCGTTGATCCGCATCAGGCTCCATTCGGGTCCGGGGTCTTGCAGGCTGGTGAGTGTGCGTTGCACCTTGCGCCCAGCCCGGCAGGCATACCAGTTATAGGTCAGTAGCTCCCGCTGTCTTTCTGTCGTCACTGTCGAGAGCTGGTAAAGATAGCCTTCCTCATCCATCTCCACCGGGTTGACCCAGGCATTCACGCCAACCAGGCCCATGCGGCTCCAATCGTTGAGCCAGATCCTCGCATTCGGATGTTCCTCGTCGCGCGCATCCACGCCCGCATCGCGCAGCTTCCTCATCACCGCGCTGGGGTAGAGCACATTGACAAGCCGCGCATCTTCGTTTTCTTTTCCTTCCCAGCGCTCTTGTCCGGGAAGCTGCTGGTCGCGTGCCTTCTCGCAATTGCGCGCGTAAAGCTCGAGGTTTTCTTCGACCCATCCAGAGGGGTCATTCTCGGCCCGGCGCAAGAGGGCCACATTCGGGTCGTGCGCGGCTAGGGAGTCAAACTCCGCATCAAAATCCTTGTTGACCATTGCCCGCCGTTTGGCGAGTACTCGCGGGTCAACGCAGTTGAGAGCTGCCCACTCCTCGGCATCAAAGTCTCGTCTGCGAGCTTCGTTTGGGTCTTTCAGGTCTGCGGCCGCGCGCGCCAGGCCTCGGTCATAACGCACGTTCGGTGCGCTTTGATGTTCGATCGGAATGATGATGTTCGGGCTCATTCTCCCCTTTGCAGCTTGTTAAGGTGCCTGCTGGTCAAGTAATACAACGTGTCGATGGTTCCGGGGCCTATGTTGAAACCATGCGAGCAAACTCCAAGCTCTGGGTCGATATAGCGAATCAAGAGAATCGCGTCGGTCACTCGCCCCCATGTTCCGTGCTCGATCTCGCGCACCTTCTGTCTGATTTTTCCTGTCACGTCATAACTCGTTCCCTGGTCGATCGCGCGGATTCCCGCGCCGCGTCTCTTCTTCAGCTTCTCGGCCTCGGTGTCCAAGAGCTTTGCCGTGGGTATGGTCTTATTCATTCGGCGCGGCCTCCTGTGCCGGTTGAGCCTGGTCGGGCTTCTTCTGTTCTTCAAATGGTTCCACGATCGCGCGAGCAATCAGCGGCGAATAGATCTGGGGGCTGATTCCATTCCTTACCGCATAGTTCACCATGTTGCCGATCCGCGGGCTGGTTGCTGCTGAGCGCAAGATCGCGCGCATTCCTTCGCCCGCCGCCGCGCCCGCCGCCATGCCCTCAAACCACGGCGCGCCCATGTGGTAGGCAGCCATGCCGCCCAGCATTCCGGGCACGCCTCCAACCCGCGCGTGCTTGCCCAGCTCCATAAAAACGTTTTTGACCACTGACGCCGTGGTTCGGGCCGTTCCCACATTTGAGAGCAGCTCGGTGATCTGTTTCAGGTTCGTCACGCCTTCTTTGCCGATGAGCTGTTCGATCTGCGCCTGGTTGGTGCCTTTCGAGAGATAGTTTTGCAGGGCTTTGGTGCGGCCTGTCATCACCCGCTGAAATCCCTGATCGCTTTCTTCTGGCGTGATTCCGTTCATCATGCGTTCAAAGGTCGTGTGCAGCTCACTCAACCGCGAGCTTGAGCGCCATGCCAGTTTTGCGGCTCGGTAATCTCCGTCGCTGATTTCCGATCCATACCGCGTAATGAGGTTTTGAATTGCCTCGTTGGCTTCGCTCAATCTCACCTGCGCCTGGTCAACAGCCTCCATGCTGGTGGCTGAGCGAATCACGTTTTGAGCCTGCTTGACCTGGCCATTCCATTTCGTAAACTCGCCACCGCTCTTTTGATCAAGTGTTTCGTAGACAGGTTTTACAGCGGCCTGCACCTGCGCGGCCGCATCGCCAAAGGTTCTCACCTGGCCAACAGCCGCCGACACATCTGCTGGGCTGAAGCGCTGCGCGTAGGGGCTGGCATGATACAGGCCAAGCTGCTCCTGCAACGCCTTGCGCTGGGCCTCAAGCTGCCCCTGCTGGCGCGCGGGCAGCTCGTCATAGGCTGGGCTCGCCTTCACGTCCTCAAGCTGCTGCAGCCATCCCTCGGCCTGGCGCGGGTCGGTTGTCGTCAGTGCCCCAGCTCCGCGGGCTTCGTCTGCCGATACTTCGCCGGTCTTGCTGGTCCAGGCCTGGATGCGCTTCTGCAATCTTCCCGGCGCGGTATCTGCCGCCGAACCTATCTCGGCTTTGTTTTGCGGGCCGGGCTGGCCTCCTTCGGGCACTCGTGAGCCAGTCGGCTCAAACTTTGCCGCCATCCCTGGCTCCTGCACGCTCATTTCTGTGCGGCCTTCAAAGGGCTTGCCGGTCTCAAGCGTGAAAGTAAAGGGTTTTGATCCTTCCGGCGCGGGCAGGGAAGCTCGACCCGGTACCGGCGCGTAGACAGGGCGCGTTTCGTTGATCTGGTTGAGCACGTTTTCTGTTGCGTCCTGCGCCGTGTGTCCAATCACGCGCTGCGCTCCGGCCTGCTGCGCCTGCTGGATCTTCGGCGCTCCTTCGGCGCCGCTCGCGTTCGGCATTCCAGATTTTTCAACCTGGGACGCCAAAGCGGGAATCTCCTCGCCGGCAACGTTGAGCGTTTTCGGTCCCATGCTGGCCATGCTCTTCACCGCCTTGCTCGCCCCTGCAGCTCCGGCTGAGAGCGTTCCACCTACCGCGGCCGATTCCAAAGCCTGTGTTGTGTCTCCTGTGTGGCCGTAGGTTTGGCTGCCCATCATCAGCGCGTCTTTGCTGGCCTTCAATCCAACTGCCACAAGGCCCGCAATCTTCGGATGGCTGGCCAAAAACCCCGCTGCTTGTTGCGCTTGCTTTAGGTGTTCTCCCGTCTCAAGCGCGCCTGCGGCTGGCCCTGCCAGCTTGAGCAAGCCATCGGTGCCAAGCAGCTCCACCATCTGCTCGCCCGCCGCGCCCACGTTCTGCCAAAATCCGGTTGGCTGGCCGCCCGAGCGCAGCCAGGTGGCCGCGTCATGCAGATGCTTGTCGACATATTGCGCAACCGGGGTTTGCGTGGGCTGTTGTGGTTCTTTGGCGTGCGGTCCTGAGGTTGGCGAGAGTTGGATCGGCGCCGCCGGCGTGGCAATCATATCCAACACATTGCCCAATAGGTGAGCACCAGAGTTGATCGCCCCTGATCCCATTCCAGAGAAGATCTTCGTTTCAGGGAAGTTTTTTACCAGCCAGCTACCCTCGTCATGGCTGGTGTCGGTCAGCTTTTGCATCCCGGTTTGCGGGGCTGCTGGTGCTGGCGGCGCACCTGTGTTCATCTTTGCGCCCGGCGGTAGCGGTGGCAGAGCATTCCCGCCAGTCGCAGGCGCGCCTGGTATTGGCGTCATCTTCGCGCCCGGTGGCAGCGGTGGCAGTCCCGTTAGTGTTGCGCTGGAACCCATTGGCCTCCTCTAACGACAAGCGGTGTAACGCCATCAGCGGCCATCGCCTGGGGTTCTCCCGGCGTGATCTTTACCAGTGCGCCTGGTTGCGCGGCTGGCTGCTGTGTGCTTTGTGCTCCCGCTTCCATTCCGGCGCGCAGGTTCATCAGCTCGGCAGTTTTGCTTTCTGGGTAAAGTGGGTTGAGAGTTTTGAGCGCGTCGATAGCTTCAGGGTCAATGCCGGGCATCTTGGCCTGGTAGGCTGCGCTCGGTGCCGCGTTGCGCCAGCTCTGCACAAAAGAGTCAAACTTCTCGCCCATTGCATGAGCCTGCGTTTCAATGGCTTTTTGTCGGTTTCCCGGTAGCGTTGAGCCGAGCGTGTCTCTGTAGCTGGCCAATCCCGGGATGGTGTCGTTTCCGTAAAATCTTCCAAGCTCGGGTACCAGTGTGCCCAATTGGTTTTGATATGCCGTGTAATCGTTGGTGCCTGGGATATGGCTCTCTTTCGTGTTGAGTTGCGATAGGCGGCGCAGATGCTTGAGCACGGTTGCGCCGGCATTGAGAGCCTGGCCGGGGCTGCCATTTTTGAGGGATGTGAACTCTTTGTAAGTGTTCGCATAGGCGGAAACTTTCGAGCTATCAAAACCGGGATACCTCTTTGCAATTTCGTCAGCCATCGCCGGGTTGCGCCCGAGCAGATAGGCCATATTCTTTACATCCATCTGCCCGCGTCCAATCAGGTCCACTGCCGCATCCCCGCCGCCACTAGCGATCGCGTTCGCCTGAGCAGCCTTGGCCGAGTGCTCACCTGCCGACGCATAGCTTTCTGCGTTTTCGGCTGTCGTGCGGCTCTTCTTCAGTTTCAAATCTTCATCCTTCCGCTGCTCGTCGGCATCTTTGGCGTGCTGGTCGAGCGAATCTTTCGTCTGGCCCATCACGAGCTTCACATACTGATCGCCGGTCAGCGTTCCGGCCGGGATGGTGAAGGTCTTTTCAACCAGCTTGCCGTCTTCGATCGTCGCCGTATGCAGCGGCAGATCGTTCGGAATCTTGGCCGCTAGCCAGTCCGAAGTCACAAGCGCCGCGTGCACGCCGTCAATCTTTCCGTTGGCGTCGGTGTGCAGGGTTGTCACGAGTTTGCCTTGCGCCTGGTGATCGTGCATCTGTGGCATCTCTCTGAATGCCTTGACCACGCTGGCGAAGTCGGGAAAGACGCCCATATCGGTTGAACCGTTTCCGCCATCGGCAATGTTTTTGATAAAGTCGCTTTCGCGCGCCAGATCCTGCTCGCTGGCTGCGACCTGGGCGCGGCCCAGCGTATAGGCCAATTGTGTGATCTGGTGTGAGAGCAGAGCATTCTGCGCGTCTGAGGTCGCCGCTTTCTGCTGGGCTTCAAAGTTCTCGTTGGCCTGTTTGGTCTTCTCTTTGTTGGCATCCTCGGCTTTTTGCATTCCAGCATTCACGCCCGCGCCTGCGCCGCGCATCATCTGGCCTGGTCCGGGTGCAACCTGCGATGCCGCTCCAAAGCCTGAGAGGGCGCCAGAGATAATGCGCTTCCATTGCTGGCCTGGTCCGCTCTTGACGGCGGTGGCCACCATCTTGCCGGTGGCCGGGTCGCGCGCCAGGCTCACGTCGCTTGAGCCTCCCAGCGCGTTCAATACGCCGTGATAGACCTTCGATCCCCAGCTCTCTGGTCCAGCCGCCGGCGCGGGTGCTGTGGGCGCTGCTGGCGCGGTCTGTGGCGGCACAGGTGGGCTCTGTGCCGCCGCACCGGCCGGGGGAGTCCCCTGATTCATTCCCCCAGCTCCAGCAGGCGGGGAAGACGGCATGGGAGCCGTTTGTGTCGCCGCTGGTTCTTGATCCTGATAAGCGTTGGCGGTCGGCTCGGGTTGTGAAAGTCGGGGGTCTACCCCTGTCGTTTCCATGATTTTCCTCTATCCCCACTGCTTGATTCCGGCTGAGGCTGCCTGGCCGGCCACACCACCCAGCGCCCCGATCACACTGGTCCAAACCGAGTTTTGCTGTTGCGCGATCGTGTTGGCCTGGTCGCTAGCTGTTTTTCCGGCTGAGTTTGCTGAGCTGGCAAAGCTGTTGGGGTTCCATCCGGCCGCCAGAGATTCCTCGCCCGCGATCGCGTTCTGATAGTCTGCGCTCCCTTTGGCGTAATCGGCTGTTGTAATCCCCAGCTTTTCCGAGCTTGTCGTGGCGGCGGCGGTCGCGGCAAGCTGCTCCTGCTCTTGCTCGTCTCCTCCAGACGTGATGTTTATGTTGCTAGTCCCGCCGCCGCGCGCCGCCTGTCCCTCCTGGAGGGCCGCGCGCGCCTTGGCATAACCCTGCGCGGTTCCCTCGGTAGCCTGGGTGTTCAAGGTGTTCCGCTCTGTGTCGTCGAAGCCCCTCTGGTTCGGACCTTTGGCCAGGATCGGCTCAAACTGTTTCTTCAGCGTGTCCGACAGAGCGCTGAAGTTCGCATACGACGTGTCATAGGACTCAATCTGCTTAGCGTAGAAGTCGGCTTCTTCGCTCTGCAGTTTGTCTTGTGTTGCGGTCGCGCCTCCACACATCACTGCACCGCCTTTGTGCCCGCTTCGCTCCTCGTTCTTGGGCTTTGTTGCTCCGCGTGCAACGGGTTTATTTGCTGCTTTGGCGCTGTCAGAGGCTCAATCTCCCTCACAAGCTCGTTCGGCGAGTCTGTGAAGCCAAGCCGCTCACGCGCCATGCGCGCCAGCTCCTCGTCTGAGGTTTCAAAGATCCACTGCTCACAACCGGCATGAGATAGTTGAACCTCCAAAAATGCCATCCCTTTGATCAAAGCCTCGGCGGTGCGCTTGCGTTCGCGGATCGTCTTCGCTTGCCCAAACTGAATATTCACCCTCGCCGCCCGGCTCAGCCTGATAAAAAACACTGTCCCGGCGTCATCCTCAAGTGCATAGCAGCTCGCGCGCGGATCGGGAGCCAATTCGCCGCTGGAGTCGATCGCCTTTCCAAGAAAGAACTCAGGCTCCAAGACTCCCTCATGGAATCGATCGGCCTCAATCCACGCCTTGAGCGCAGGCAGATCCTCGTCTGTCACATCGCGCAGCGTGTAGCCGTCAAACTCTGCCAAAACTGCCATTGTTCTCCTTTTCGGGGTCCCCGCAGACAGGTCTTCATCTGTGGGGTGAATCAAACTCCTGTCACGGGCAAGTAGCGCCGAAAAGGAACCCGGCTTCCCCGATAAAACTGCCGTGCATACACATCCGCTCCAGATGCCATTGAGGGCAGGCTGGCGATCATGAGCGGGTGTACTCCGCTGATCGTTCCCTCTTCGAGCGCCGGCGGCTGGATGGCCGGCTGAATCTGCTGCTGGGGCAAAGCCTCGCTTGGTTGCGCCATTACTTCCTCGCTTTCTCAGGCAGCCGCCCATAGATCGTGTAGGTGAAAAGCTCGTTCGCAAAGTCTTCAGCCTTCCAGCTCAGCTCAACGCGCATGTGGCGGCAGGTCACGGGCTGAGCGTTCTGCATCGCCCAAAAGCGATTCACTTCAATGGTTGTCGATCGCGGCTGGTTGGGCGGGTCGTTCGATGTGTTTTTCAGATCGTCATAGACGCCGGCAATCTCATCGAGCATAATGCCCACGTTTATGCGTGAGCTGCCGGTCAGCATCGCTTCTTCGGTTGTGATGAACTGCACGCCAACAGTTGTTCCTGGCTGAGCCATCACGATAGAGCCAATCTCGGCCGAGGCCTCATAGGGTGTGCCGTTGTCGGTCGAGACGGTTTTGTCGCGCATCAAGATTGGCCCGTTCACTGCGGGGCCCAGCAGCAAGCGTTTCATGCCCGGCGCAATTTCGAGACTCGCGATCGCCTTCACGCCGCCCTCGATGATCGCGCGCGGGCTCCAGACGTTTCCACTCTCCGGTGCGGCCACGGCTGCCATGCGGAACCATCCAATAGCGCCATCGGCTACATAGAGCGCAGCATCGGCGCTCGCGCCTGGATGATAGGCCATGTAGGTTTCGCTGCCGGTGTAGAGCGCGTCAAACTGATCGCCGATCGGGAATCCGACTTCAAGCTCTCCAGCTCCGGGGTCCATCGAGACCACCTGGCCAGAGGTCAGCATTCCGTAAGCCGTCGAGCCATTGATCGTCAGAGCATCCTGGCCGGCGAGTCCTATGCCTGCCTGAAAGTTGATGACGTAAAAAGGCGAGCTGCTGGTTCCTTGTCCCATCACAACCCAGACGTCCGAGTTGGTATAGACGATCAGGCCGATCGACGTAGGCCAGCAGGCCACGCCGAGCGAGGGCAGCGCAAAGTTATTGAGCGGTGGAAAGCTCTCATCGCCGCTGCCGGTCACGATCGCGGGGCCGCCGCTATAAACCAGCCGGTTGGCCACAAAGCCCCAGATCCGATTGAGGTAGTAGGCCATCGGCCTAAAGCCGATAGGCGGCGGATCGTTTGAGCTCGAAACAGGCGCGGTGATGAGCTCGTTCAGGTTCCCATCGGGGTTGGTGTCGGTGTAGATCCACGTGTTCGGCGTCGATCCCACGGCCGGGTTAGGTATCTCATCGTCATAAATCAGCGTGCTCCCGCCCTGTAGAGTCCTCCAGATGACGATCGTGTCAATCTGCTTGTCGTTGGCCAGGCCTGCGCCCTGTATCACCGCCAGATTTCCCGCTCCAACCAGCAAAGACAGCGATATTGGGCTCGCCGTCCCAATGTCGCCGGTAATTGAGTTTTTTCCGCTATAAGCCCACTGCCATGTTCCAGTGTTGGCCTTGCTATACGATCCGTCATTCAGCCAGGTCAAGGTGTTGTCTGTGGTGCTGCCGCCGCTTTCCGTGTTCCATGCCGGGGCGGTCGCGCCGCTTTTGCCCATTTTCTGCACGGTTTCTACGTTGTAGGCGCTGTCGAGCACTTTCGTCGCCAAGCTCAGAGTTTGAGTTGCTCCGGGCCACGCCGGGGCTGCGCCCTGGTTCTGCCACACCACGGTATTGTCTTCGGTCACGGTTCCCAGGCCGTTTGACCATGCCGGCACGGTGGCTGCGCTGGTTCCAGCCGTGACACACAAAAAAAGCCCGGTCGCCGTCACCGCCTGCTGCTGATTCTGGTAATAGCCTCCATCGATGCTCTTGTTGTGGGCTATTCGTCCATTCTCAAGCTCAAAGCATTGATCGTCGTAACTATCTGCATCTACGGTGAGAGTTCTGACCACTCCGATAAAATCATAGGTTTTTGCAAAAATCTTTTCTGCCTCGATCCAGCCGCCAGTATCTTTCAACAGGTGATCCGGGGTCACTCCTTCATTGTTGCCCATTTCACAGATCGAGCCCCTAAATTTGTGATCGTGGATCTCCTTGATGGCGACAAATTTCTTTCCATTCCACACCTGATCGTAGACAGTGATTTCGCCAATTCTCCGAGTCCCTTTTTCGGTTTTGATGCGCGTGTTCAAGGTGAAGCAATTGCTCACCCAGACCTGCACGGTGATGTAGTAGGTAAACGTCGCCTGCACGACGTCGCCCACCGCATGAGTGGCGCTTGCAACCCACCCTGCCGCGCCCATGCAGGTCCATATCGCTGTGCCGGGCGAGGTTTCTGCGGTTGGGTTGCCTTTCACCGTTGTCCAGGTTGGGGCTGCAGCGCCGGTTGTTCCCGCCGTTGTGAGCTGTTGCAGATTTCCGTTGCTGTCTAAAATTACAAAGAGCGGAGCATACCAGGTGTTTGCCGCCCATGCCGGATAGATCGACGGCGCCGTGGCCTGGGTAACGATGGGGGCTGTGGCCGGGGTCTCAATTCCCCATTTTTCGACCGAGGTGCCACGGTTCTCCCATTGCTCGCCGCCATCCTGGGTGATCGCTCCAAAGCCGGTGGCCCAGGTTGGCTGCGAGCTGCCAGTGATCCCGGTTCCGGTTGTGGCCGTGCCCGTTTCTACGCTAAAGGCTAGATCGGCGTGCGTCAGGGCAAAGCTCACCTGTTGCCCGTTTTCAACGATGGTCACCGTTTTGGTTGTTCCATTGAGCGCCGCAATCGTCGTGCAGCCGGCAAAGGTCAGTTTGGTTCCGACGGGTATTCTCAACTGCGATGCACTTGAAAAAAACACGGTCGCCACGTTCGCCGTCACTGAAATATCGGTGATCGTAGAGGTCTGCGATCCGACAGCCAGTTGCATGTTGTTGTTTGGGTCGACAAAAAAGTTCCCGCGGCTGTAGCTGGTCGCCGCTATCCACTGCAGAGCGCTCGTCACCCATTTATTTGCGTTCACTCCATCGCCAAAAAAAACGATGTTCCCAACACTTTGAAAGCTTGTTCTGCCCGCACTCTGGTCTTTGTTCCATAGGGTTAAATCCGTGCTCGGGCCAGTCACATCGCGCACGCTACCGCCAAACAAGACTGCATTCGTCACAACCGCATTGCCTGTGTCGGCGGCGGGTCCGTAGGGCGCTAAGACAGAACTTTCAAAGTAACAGTCGTTTCCTCCTGGTCCAAACCTAACTCGCGTGAGCGTTTGACTATTGAGCGCAGGATAGTTCGTCACTCCCGAAAATGTATAAGTCTGCCCAGATTGAAGCGGTGGAAGATTCGATGTAAAAACGACATAGATCAACCATTCAAAAGACCCGTGGCCAACCGGGAAGTATCCCACCTGCACGCTGGCTATTGTGAGAGTGGCGGGGCCAAAGCTGGTTCCCTCCACGTCAGCCAGGATGTGAATGCGCTCTTGGCCTCCCTGAAATGCGCGAAACTCATAAAAACGGCTGATCGGGGGAAAGTTGACCGAGTTATAAATCAGACTTCCGGGCCTCCGGGCAAGGCTCAGGCGGCTGGTGACCTCTGTGTTCTTGCCGCCAACCAGGCGGTCATAGCGCATCGCCGAATAAAACTTCTGATAGAGAAAAGGCACTGCCCCAGATCCCAGCGGGTTGCCCTGCGTCCACATCCCGGTAAACCATTCATTCGTGTGCAGGGGGGCTGCGGAGGTCGGAGGTATTTGCGCACCGGCGGCAATGAGGGGAGATTCTGGCATTATGTCTCCCTCGCCTTGTAGCGTTCGGTTGTGCCGAGCTGGCCGCCCTGCATCTGGCTCAGCACGCGCAGCCAGTTCGCCAAAAAGATATTGCGCTCCATTTCGGTCAGACCGCCTTGCGCGGCGAGCAGGGCAGTAAGAAATTTTGCGTTGTACTCGTTAAAGCGCGCGTCGTTTCCAATCAGGCTCATCATGGCCAAAAATCCCCAGCGAGGGATGTAGTGCTTCTCGTCGGGAATCGGCAGCCACGCCGTTCCAATGCTCATGATCGTGCGTGCTTTCTTCTGATAGATGAGCGTGGTGAGATAGGCTTGGTCCGGAGCTGGAGTAAGCCTGAAAGTGATATTGCCTTGGCCATCGTCAATCAGTGGTGAGCAAAACGCCGGTCGCGCGTGGCTCTGGTCAAGATGCAAGAGATTTTTGACGGCTATCTCCCACGGCTTTCCGCCGTCGACCGATTGCACGGTTCCACCTTCAAGGAAACCAAAATCATTCAATCCCGCCTGCGTCACGTCCTGGTCAGAGGTTGTATAGCTCAAAATCGCCCGATTCCACGGCCAGCTAAAGGGCGGTCCTAACACCGTCTGCAAGATCAAATTGGCAGAGCCCAGCGCCGGCTCCATGCCGTTCACTAACACCGGCTGTTGCTCGATGTAGCTCTTTGCCCAACTTATGTCATCCTGCACGGTGATCGTTGAGGCCACTTATTACCTCTTCTTTTTCTGGCTGTCGCGTTTCTGGCTCAGCACAGCGGCAATGCGCTGCTTGTTGGCCCTGGCCGCTCCAAACTTTCGCTTGGTGCGCGCATAGGTCTTGCCCTTGCCAAACTCTTGAAAGTTGGCTTTGACGATCGCGGCTGACGATCCTTTTCTCAAAGGCATCGGCTACCTCCCCGGCCAAACGTTATAGAGGTACGGGTTTGCGGGGCCTATGTCGATGCCGCCCTGCGCGGCCACTACGCTCCTGTCGGGGATGAATCCCGCGTTATCTGGCTCGCGGTCGCCTTGCTTGGCCGCATCAAACATCGACGCCAGCCAGTTTTCATGCAGCCCGCGTGGCCCATAATAGAGGGCGCGCATCTGCGCGTTGGGGCTCATCTTGTAGCAGCCGGCAATGTATCCCGTGCGAAAGTGGTGAGCATAGTCATCCGGTATCGGGTCGATAGTCTGGCTCATCTTGGTAAAGGCCAGTGGTGCTCGCCTCTGCGCTATCACGTTGACCTGGTAGACGACGCCTTGCTGCGGTGGCAGCGGGATGATTCTGAAGCCCTGCGAATCCGGATCGGCCACGGTCCATACGCAGCTCCCGTCACTGACCGTCATGCCTTCAGGGGCATGTGCCAGAGGCACGTTAAAGGTTCCTACACCGCTGTCGTCAGTGTTCATCTGGAAGCTGAACCCCACACTGAAAACCGCCTGATTCGCGGCCGGGACAGGCACCCCGATCGGCAGGGCAGAGGGAGAGATTTCTTGGAGTGTCTGGCCGTTGAGAGCAACGGCAACCGTCAATCCAGCAAAAAGGCAGCTTTCGCCTGGCTGATAGGCTGGTGTCGGGCCGTCAAAGGTAACCAGCGCAAAGTAAATATTTCCGCCTGGCGTGCTCACAACAAAGCCTTGCAGATGGGTCACGTTCAACGGTGTTGGCGTGCTGGCCAGTGGTTCGGTGAGGCCCGTGGTTCCAAACGTAGTGAGCACAAGGATGTTTTGATAGGCGTCCAGTATGTTGGTTGGCGGGTTGGTCGGGGTGATCGTGGCGCCCAGCGGTGGCGTGTAGACCTTTCCCGCACCTGGCCAGATGCCTTGCGTAAGCTGCGAGTTAGGTAGCCAGCAGATCTTTCCCGGCGGGTTGCCACTTATGGAAGTGAAAGGGAGATCACGTACAACCTCAATCGGATAGGTCGGTTTGGGCAGTGCGGTGTTGTTAATGTCGATCCAATAGGCTGCCTCAAGCCAGCCTATCGGGGCAGGGAATCGACTTCCAATCTGCGCGTAATCCTGTTGCCAACTGTTCGTATAAAAGGGCGGAATCCGTTCGCGGTTCCACTTCCAGTTAAAGCGTTGCGCGATGAGATCAAGCATGACGTCGGTGGCGATACCCAGGGCCGTGTTGGTCGAGTAGCCGCCTGTGGGCAGCACAGGCGAGAGTTCGCCCATGCTGCTCACATAGTCATTGACCGATTGCACCGTTGTAGTGCTTGATCCCATCGCGCGCTCGCTCTCTATTGCGACTGCCTAATCAGATCGTTCGGCGACAGAGGCTTTCCCAGCGGCGACTGAGCGGGTTGGCTCGCCGTCGCTGGTTTCACCTTCGCCGCCGCCGGTACCGCCGCCGGCTTCACTTCAGCGGTTACTTTTTTTTTGCGAGTGTCGCCGGCGTGCCGGTGTCAAAAGCAATCTTGATGCTTGAGAGAACCGGAGTTCCGCCGCCGCCAGAGAGCGCAACCGTGATGCTCTCCGTGTCGGTGAGCGTGATCGGGTTCCCGTTCACGTCGGTAGCCTCGATCGTTGCGGTGAGGTTGGCAACACCGTTTGCCACTGCCGTCACGGTGTCGGTCGAGTCGTCATTGTCGACGCTGGTTGCAACCGCTCCGGCTGTGTCGTCGATCGAAAAGCTTGCCGGCGGCATGGTGCCGGTAAAAGGCTGGCCAAACTGGTCAAAGCCGAGGATGGATGCGGTCGCCACCTGTCCAAGCGTGGTGAGAGTGACTGGTCCTTGTACTGCACTCATGGGGATTCCTCGTGTTCCTACAACGGTTGAGAGGGTGAATTGCAGCCGGATTCTAGTGAGTCGTGGGGATAGCAAGTCCAAAATCTCTTCATTCTGGTGCTCGATCTTCTCCAGCCGGTGTGTGGTTTCGCGTTCAAATTTCTGTTCGGGCGTCTCGTGGTGGTGGTGCTCTTCGTGGTGCCCGCCTTCGTGATGCTGGTCGTGTTGGCTCATCGGTTAGGCCGCCTCTTCCAAAATCTCGAAGATCTTGCCGCCCGAGGGCGTGTTGTCTGTGGGATAGCTCGCCCAGAGCTTCCACGTCTCCCACATCTCGGCGTAGAGCTTCGGGTCGGTCTTCTTGAGCTTCGCGTCGGGCTTGGGAACTTCCTTCCCGCAGCGGGTACACATGAAAATCATTGCCCCGGTCGGGTAGGTGTTGAGGATGATCGAATAGTCGGGGGCATTGCCGTTGGCAAACTTGTTGTCGCGGCCTCCCTTGCGGTGCTTGCAGACGCGCTGGTTATGGAGCCTCTGGCGTTCCGAGCGCTTGAAGTCCTCAACCTGGGCCAGCCGTTCGGCGCGCAATCGTTCTTTGCGTTCGGCCCTGTCTGAGAGCGTTTGCCGCAGCTCCTCGACCTGAAGCCGCCTATATTCCAGCTCCACGTCTTCGGCGGTGGTCAGTTCCTTTGGTGCTGTTGCTTTGGCCATTGCGGCCTCCTTGATGCGTGAGATTGGGCGCAATCGTTCCGGCTGCGCCCTGGCCGGGTTCGGGTTAGCTGATCAGGGTCGGGGCGTCGATGTAGCGCACGCGGCCTGTGGTGTCGGGCACAACGCCAACCGCAAAGTTGAAGTTGTAAGCCGCGCTGCCGCCAATCATCATCGCCGGATCTGACACGCTGGCATCGTCATACCGCTTGGTGATGACCTTCAGGTTCCGCCAGTCGCCATCGCCCAGTTCGGTGTTTTCCTTGGCTCCCATCGAGATGGTGATGATGCCGTTCTTGCCGTAGATGTAGGTGCGGAAGGCGGTCACGCCAGAGTGGGTGAGATAGTTCGGCGTTTGAGTTACGATCGTGGACTCGTGAAAGCGCACGCCGGCCCATTCCACAACCTGCACATACTCACCTTCGCCGCCGGGCAGCTCCTTCAACAGCTTCACGCCCTCAACCGAGCGCTTCAGCACGTCGGTAAAGCTATTGTTGGCCGTGTCGTTCAACGCATCCCCCCACGCAAACGGGTGGATGATGCCGCAGAAGAAACCTTCTTCAAACGGCTTCACGTTTCTGCCGCGCAGGCTGGCCACGGCTGACGTGATGTTGTTCTTGTTGAAAGGCACGTTGTAGGCGTTCTGCACGCTCACGCTGCTGTCGATCACGCTCAAAGCGTCGGTCGTGTTCTTGATGAGGTAGGCCACGGTCAGAGCGCACTGATAAGCCAGCTCCTTGCCGCCATTCTCAAGAGCCGGGTCGATCGCCAGTTGCAGCGAAAAGCGCGAATAGTTGAGAAAATCGGCATAGTTTCCGATCACGATCTTGTCGGTCAGCACGTTGATCGTCTCGCCAGTGCCCACGGTGCCCTCGGGCGCCTGCGAGAGATCCGGACCAAACGGGACATATTCAAAGAGGTTGAGCGTGTTGCCTGAGTTTTCTGGCAGGGGTCTGCGCTCGACGCATCGGTACTGAGGCGTTTCGGCCTTCAGGTTCTCGATGAAATTGGTGTCGTAATAGTTGACCTGGGCCTGGGTCAGATTGCTGGTGTTATTCGATGCCGGCGAGTAGCCCGCGCCATATCGCGCCGCGCGCGCCAGCGCCCGGCCTTCCAGTTGGATTGTGAAGGCGATCGCTGAGCCCATCATGGCCAGCACATACAAGAGCGGTTGCAGCACATAGGCAACAAGCCAGTCTCTTGATGCAAGAAACTTTTCGTCTCTGATTTTCATGGTCCCGCTCCCTTGGCTCAAGGGCACGCGGGGTTTTAGATCAACTTGCCTTTCGCCGTGGCTGGGAATAAAAATCAACCGCCCGGTTATACTCCGGGTCGTTGATTAGCCGCTTTTTCGTGCTGGCGCTCATGGCGTCGATCTGCTCCCGCGTATACTTCAGCCGGTTCGTGGGCCTCGGCGCGGTTCCGCTCACGTCGCGCGAGCTGATACCTGTCGAGATCCTGGTGGGAGTCTTCGGCTGTGCCGTTCGCGCGGGAGCATTCCGCTCTGGCTCGGTGGCCGATGACTGCGTTTCTTCCTCGTCCTCAGAGGGTGGCCGCTTTTGAAGCAGGTTTGCTGCTGTCAGCTCCTCAAAGGCACGTTGATAGTGGTCTTGCCTGGTCAGATCCCCACGCAGTTGCACATACGCATAGATTGTCTCTGCGTTGTGCTGGGTGAGGTAGTACTCCGGGTTCGCCGCGGCAAAGGCCTGGGCGGCCTCGGTCGCCTTGCGTTCCAATCGTTCCTCGCGTTCCGCGGGCGCGTTGGCGGCCGAGTCGCGCAGGTTTTCGATTGGTCCCACGACAGACTCCATGATCCGGGTCACGGCAGAGTCGACGGTCGAGGGGTTGGCGAGATCTGCCACGGTCTGCATCCTCTCGCCCGCCGACAGGGGTTTTGGCCCGGCTGGCGGCGGGGGCTGGGAAGCCGCTGGTTGGCTATTCCTTTTCAGTTCGGCGATGCGCTGGTTGGCATTCAGTTGAGAATCCGCCAACTGGTCGGAAATCTCATCTCTGGTTCCGTGGAAGACGCTGATCGGCACACCGGGCTCGTCGCTCGTGACCGTCAGTTTCCATTTGCCGTTTCCCTTGTCTTCCCACGTCTTCGCCATAACTCACTCCGCGCTCATTCTACGCCTTGGATTACATCGTTGAGGCTAGGTGGTTCCGATTGATCATCATCGGCCATCCTGCTGTTATAGGCATTTAACACTTGTTTCTGTACATAAGCAAAAAACTGCCACACGCCTTTGGTCAGACAGTGGCCGCCCAGCACGGCCTCTGGATGGCCAATATCGGTGTTAAAGTGGGCCGTTTCTAACTCGATACAGCCGCGCTCCATCACGTCCAGCAAAGCCTGATAATCCGGGTTTCCATAGAGATTCGCAAGCGCCGTGCGTTCCTCCGGTGTAACTGCCAGCTCTGTCACCTTCAGGGTTCGGGTTGTACGTACCTTCAGCTCCATCGCTAGTTTCTCCCGGCCCGTTCTCTGGCTCGCGCTCTCACAAGGTGTTGGATCTTTCCCAGAGTGAGCAGAGTTTCTGGCGGTTGCCGCATCAGCTCTTCAAAGTCTGCCCTGGCCGGCATCTCCAGTTGCAGGGCAAAGCCAAACCGAAGAATCGTTGCACAATAGAAACAGACGGTAAAATCTCCAGCGCTAGGCGCTCCGTCTCCAGTGCAGTTTGTTGCCCCATCCATTACACGCCCGCAGCGCGGGCATTTTGCCTCTTTCATCCGGTAATCTTTGAAGTCAGCCATTCAAGCCCCCGCCGGCGCAAAGACACTCTGGTTAGTAATCTCCCGATCCCACTTCCGTTCATCCCACAACGCGGCCTCGTTGGATGCCTTACCGAGCAAATCCTTAGCCAAATCGGCTTCCTTGGCTTGGTCGATCTCGGCCGATTTTGCTTCATGTCGCGCGCCGATGGCCGCGATCTGTCCCTGAACTTTTTGCATTCCGGGGTTGGCGGCCTGAAACTTCTGCTGCTCTTCGGGCGTCATCTTCCTTATCAGCTCGCGCGCGTTCTTCCATTCGCTCACTTCCATAAACATCTCAAGCAGCATCTTTACATCCACCACGTAGCCGGTGGCGTTGAGCTGCTGGATGAGCGGCGCATTCTCAAAGATCTGCACCATCAGCGGCAGCGCCTGAGCCATCGCTTTCTTCGCAGCCAGGTGAGCGCCGGCCAGACATTCAAACCGGTCTTTGGATGCGTAGAAGTTTTTGGCGTCGAGTTCAAAGGCCTCGCCCAGCTCGTCGCCCAAAATATCCCTGATCTTCTGCGGGCTCATTCTGTCTTTCACGCAAAAATCGATCATCTCGATCACAGGCAGCAAGATGCCTTTCACAAAGTGGCCAACCGGGCCTTGGATCTTGCCGGCGTTCGCGGCTATGATTCCTCCCGCTCCGGTCGCGGTCCTCGCTGCCGAACTGCCGCCCTTGCCAGGTAGCGAACCTTGGGTGAAAGCTTCATCCGCACCAGTGGTCGATTGAGCGCTCTGCCCGGCTGCTTGCAATACCGTAAAGGCTTCTGGTGGGGCTTTGGGGAGTTCGATGATTCCAAAGGCATCGCGCACACTCTGTCCCGGCTTGGTGTCCACGTCGACAATCCCGCCCAGCCGTTGGCGGATCTGCTGCGTCGGTGCGTTGGCGCCTCGATCGCGCGCATACATCGGGTTGACCGCCATGCTCAACAGGTCAAGCAGGGCATCGGTCAGACCTTTCTCAATTCTCTGATCGCTGCCGGCCAGCCTGCCCACGCCAATACCATAGGCCGCATTCGGAATGTTCCAAAAGTTAGCC